CAGGTCATCGCCGTTCAGCTCGGCTAACGAGAAAGGAAATCCTAAATGAAGGAACTTACCAAGATCGTTGCGAACTTCTCGCCTGACGAAGTCAAGGCGTTCGCGATGGATTCGTTCGTCAAGGCCCATCCCGAGTGCACGATGGAGGACATCGCCAAGCTCGGCATCACGATGGACGAGGCTATTGCCAAGAACGAGGCGTATGCCAAGGCGATGGCGATGGACGAGCTTCCGAACATGCAGACGACGGCGGCGATTCCGACGCCCGTCCAGTTCGCGCAGTTCTGGCTTACCAACGCCATCAAGGTTCTGACGCGTGCGCGCTCCCTCGACAAGGTCGTGGGTCGTACGATTGTCGGCACGTGGGAGACGGAGCAGATCGTCGCCACGATCCTCGAACGCATCGGTCAGCCGTCGCTCTACGGCGACTTCACGAAGGCTCCGCTTACGTCGTGGAACGTGAACTTCGAGACGCGCGACAACCTCCGCTTCGAAATCGGCGTTCAGGTCGGCAAGCTCGAAGAGGCCCGCGCCTCGCAGATGCGCCTCAACTCCTATCAGATGAAGCGCGAAGCCGCCGCCGAGGGCCTTGAAATCCTCATCAACAACACGGGCTGGTTCGGCTTCAACGCGCTCGGCAAGAAGATCTACGGTCTTCTGAACGACCCGAACGCCCTCGCCGTGAACACGACGCTCGTTACGAACTGGTCGGCGCTCACGAACGGCAACACTGCCTACAACGCCATCGTCACCCAGCTGACGGCGATTGTCAACGCCCGCATCGAAGCCCTTGCCGGTCACTACGACCCCGAGGTCGACACGGCGACCCTCGCCCTGCCGATCAATCAGGTCACCTCGCTCGGCAAGACGAACGACTACGGCGTGTCCGTCCGCGACTGGCTGTCCAAGACCTACCCGAAGATTCGCGTCGTCTCCTGCGCGGAGCTCGTCGGCGCGTCCAGCGCGTACGACGTCGCCCTGTTCTTCGTGGACAAGGTCGCTGGCGACCAGACGGTTCAGCAGATGCAGACCTCCACGATGCGCCTCGTCGGCGCACAGCCGATGGCGAAGGGCTTCTACGAAGTCTACTCCGCCTCCACGGCTGGTACGCTCCTTCGCTATCCGCTCGGCTGGCAGGCGTACGAGATGCACACGGCTGACTAATTCTTAGCAGTCCCGTTCTAGGGAGGGAGGTTGGGTATTTGGTGCTTTCTCCCAGCCTCCCTCTCTTTTAACAAGCACCAAGAATCAAAGCTCCAAAGGAACAGAAATGAATACCATCATCTCCACCAAGCCCTACGCCTGCGCATACGAGAAGTACGAGGAAGACCTCGTCTCCCACACGAAGAAGGCCGTGTGGAGCATCCGAATCGAAGGCGGCGCTGGCGTCGTTCAGGGCAAGGGTCATCTCTACACGCCCGAAGGCGTGGCTACGGAAGTCGACGACAAGGGGCTTGAAGTGCTCCTTACGATTCCGCAGTTCCAGCAGGATGTCAAGCTCGGCATCATGAAGGTCATCAAGGGCGTCAAGGCAAAGAAGGTGGACGCCGACGAGCAGGCTGGCAAGGACATGAACAAGCATCCCGACTTCCGTCCCATCACCGAGGAAGACCTCAAGGCGGCGGGCGCGAAGGTCGACAATACCGACGGTTCGGTCGACATCACTGGCGAAGGCGGCGAGGAGTCCGTCGCAAAGAAGATCGTCCGCCACCGCCGCTCCAAGTAAGGAGAATAACAATGCACGGCATTCCCGTATTTCCCCTTGATACGTTCTTCGTATACTTTGAAGAGTTCGACAACCCTTCGGCGTACTCCCGTGCCTCCGTGCAGTCCTGCGGGCTCCGCGCGATGCACTACATCAAGAACGGGATTTGCGGGATGCCGTTGCCCAACGAGGGCGGAGACCGAGACTATGCGCTGTTCCTTCTGACGGCGCACATCCTTACGCTCAAGAAGCAGTCGGCTGACGCACTCGCGACTGGCGGGGACGGCAATGTCATCGGTCGAGTCAAGAAGGCGATTGTCGGCTCCGTGACCGTCGACACGGACTCCCCCAACGGATACCTTTCCAACGACATCTCGTACTGGCTCAGTCAGACGCAGTACGGCATCGAACTCCTCGCATACCTTGAAATGAGCGTCCCCATCGGGACGTACATCAACAACAGGAGCGACTCTGTCAGAGTCCTGACGTAAGATGGCGGACGACGAAGTCAGCGTATACGACACCGAGTTCGGTCGTCAGACGTTCCCCACGAAGGATGTGTTCGCGCATACCTTCACGACGTGGGGATTTGTTGTATACAGCAAGTCGGTCGTAACCCCCGACGGAGTGAAGTACACCGTCCACCTGTACTACCCAAACGAACTCCATACGAACACGCACGGCGGAAGGTATATGCTCACGCAGGCAGAGATGGCGGAGATGTTCCTCGTCTACGGCAAGTGGAAGGGATGGTTCTTGGGTGCGGTTTCCGACATGGCCGCGAACAACGACATAGTCGGGAAGCTTGACGAGATCGTGATGTCGTTCTATTCGGAGACCATCAACCGTGCACGCAGGGAGTGGAACAGCGTTCTGAAGACCGGAGAGCCCGCGAAGGCCATCTCGAAGCTTGACGAGGCCGTCAAGAAGGCGAAGGAGGAACAGGCGAAGCTGAAGGATCAGGTGGAGGAGTTGAGGCTTGTCCTCGGCGACGAAAGCTTCTTCATAAAGAGGGCGGAGGAGCGCGGGATATACGATCTGAAGAAGATGGCGATGTTCACGAAGAGAAGCAGGGGGATGAAGCGTAGCGAACTGAGGATCAAGATAAGCCGCATGAGGGAGAACAAGCAGTGGCTTGCCAAGTACGATTCTCCGTTCCACAAAACCCTTCTGAAGGCAAGGATGATGGACAGGTTCGGAGGCTCGAAGCGCATCGAGGAGTCTAGGGAGCTGATGAGGATTTCGGAAGAATGGGGTCTTGCAGGGAACGTCAAGGCGAAGAACCTGTACGAACAGCTGTCCATCATGAGGCTCACTCCGTACATGTTCGGCGCTACGGTCTACACTGCCGTGCAGAAGGCCGCAGTTGCGGCGAGGAACTTCCTTGTCGAGGCCGTCCTTGGAAGCAAGGCTCCTGACATCGTCGAAAAGACGAAGCAGAACAGAAAGTGGAGAGGGTACAGCACGTTCCCTCCTCTTAACGAGACGGGCGAGTTCGCCAGATCGCTCAGATATGTGGTAATCAGAGAGGGCAGGCAATGATACACAACGTTCTAAACAGGGCTCTCACGCTCATTCCTAGGGTGAAGTTCGAGTACAGGAAGTTCCTAGGTGTCGAGACGAACCAGTTCGGACAGTCCGTGCAGTCCTTCGGGCCTTGGACTGAGGTGTACGGCATGGAGTCTCCCGGCATGGTGTCGGCGTTCGGCGGAAAGAACATGGAAGAGGTCGAGTACAAGGCGCTCGGTCTAGACCCTTCGAAGCGCACCATCACCGTATGGTTGAGCGGAGTCGACATCGGCGCGACCGTCGGGGAGAACGGAGGCGACCAGATACGCTTCGAAGGCGAGACGTTCAACATCCTCAACACCGAGAACTGGCTCGGATACAACGGATGGAAGCGTTGCTACTGCCAAGAGGTCGTTCCCAGCGTAGGAAACGGAGGTGCGTCGTGAGCGATGCGATGAAGGGACAGTACGAGGTTCAGAAGATCATCAGAGACAACGTCCTTGCAGGATTGTCGGCGTTCGGGCAGAACGGATGGCAGTGCATCGAGTTCGCGCAGTCCAGCAAGCTGAACATGGACAGGTTCGTCGCGATGAACTGCATCGGCACGAAACAGGTCGGATGGGTGAACTCCACCCAGCTTGCCAGCGGAATCGCGAAGAACGACTGGCTGGAGGAGCAGACTTGGCAGTTGCACGTCGTGATGAAGCGCGACGACTCGCCAGTCTCCGCAGATACTGTCACCACGACTGACATCGCATCGATGCTCATTTCGTGGTTCAACAGCGAAGGTAATTCAAAATTCAGGGAGAACGGGTGCGCGAACCTTCGCATTGACCAGTCCAGTATTTTGGTGTATAATGATGACAGTTCAATCTACCAGAAGCGTGCGGTTTTCACGATGAAACTGCAAATGCCGAAGGAGTTCAGATTTGGGCGAGAAGAGGTGGATGCGGTTGTCCCCCTAGTCAAACCCATTTAACTAGGAGCAAATAATGGCAATCCCGATCAGCAAGTACATTGACATCAAGTCGAAGGTTGTGCAGGGAACCGTCGGTAAGCGGGACTTCTCCGGCCTCGTCTTCACCGCCGATTCCATCCTCACCACCGCGCCGTCCGACATCAAGGCCAGCTACGACGCTGGCGAGGTCGTTCCGCTTACCAAGGAAGGCGTCGCCGCGTGCTTCGCCGACACGACGCTCGTCAGCAAGTTCGCAGGGAACTACTTCGGATACAACGGCGGCAACAGCGCCCCCACCACGCTCAACGTGGTGAAGGTTCTCACGAAATCCGGCACGCAGGAGACGGCAAAGGCGGCGTACACGCGCGTCACGAACACGTTCACGAACTTCGGCGCGTTCACCTTCCTCGGCAACTTCACGCTCGGCACGAAGGGTGGAAACGGTCTTCTCGACGTGGCCACTGCGAACGACTCCTCGGCCAGCGTGTTCGTCTACGTCTCCACCGCGAAGGCGGATGCGACGAACCTCAACGGTCTTGAGATGACTCACTTCGTCATCGCCGCCGACGCGACCGACAAGGCTACTGCGGCTTGGATGCTTGTCGCTTGGTACGCCTCCGTCGACTATGACAAGACGGACGCCTCCTCCACCATCGACTACAAGCAGTTTGGCGGCTCCGTCGCGTCCGTCACCGACGGCACGACCAAGGACGAATACGACGCCGTGAACGCAAACTACGTCGGCCTTGTTCAGGTGAACGGTCGAAACCTCCAGTTCTACCAGACTGGCGTCAACATGGACGGAACCGACACGGGCGTCGTCCGCGACCGCGTGTGGATGGAGAGCGAGATCGCCGCGCGCTGGTTCAACCTCACGGCGTCTGCCAGCAAGGTTCCCGCAAACTACACTGGCGAGGCGATGGTTCGCTCGATGGTGGTCGACGTCGCGACGAACGCCATCTCCAACGGCGTCATCCTCGTCGACAAGCCTCTCGACAGCACGCAGATCGCCACCATCGTGTCGTACACGGGCGACGACAACGCGCCCGCCAGCGTCGAGAGCGACGGCTACTACATCGATACCAAGATCGTCAAGGAAGGCAACAAGTACCTCTGCCAGTACACGCTCGTCTATGCGAAGGGCGACCACATCGGCAAGGTCACGGGTTCCAACTACCTCGTCTAAGAAAGGAAGTCTAGAAAATGGCAAAGGATATTTCCACCGTAGGTGCGAAGGTCGTCTTCTCGGGCGGTCTTAACGTCACCATCAGCGAGTTCTCCGACGAAGGCACGCCGTTCGACGCGCCCGACGTCGACGCCTCCACGAACGCGAAGAACCTCAACGGCGAGATGATCTCGTCCCGCACGCCGAGCGTCTATCCGTTCTCCGTCACGGTCATCCCCGGTACGCTTGCCGACCAGAAGCTTACGGAGTTCCTCCGCAAGTCCCTCATCCAGCCGAGCAACGCCAAGTCGTCCGTCGGCGACCTGTACTGCAACTGCGTCATCACGATGCCCGCGATCTTCGAGAGCTCCTCGGGTAGCGGCACGGTGTCGGGGACGCGCACCTATGCGTATTCGCGTTGCAGAATCAAGAGCGGCCCGACAGGCCCGTCGTCCTCCGCCGACGGTCGTCAGGCGGCGCGCACGTTCACGTTCGAAGCCGAGAGCGTCAGCTCCACGCTTCCGCTGTAACAAGCAAGGAGAAAGCACCAAATGAACCACGACAAATTCATCCAGCCGAAGGAGATTCAGATCAACGGTCGTTTGTTCTGCATTTCCAAGATTCCAGCAATCGAGGCGCAGGGCATCTACTCGGAGGTCTGCAAGTCCGTCAGCGAACACGGCTACATCGGCATTACGATGCTTCCGATGCCCGTGGTGAAGCAGATTCTCAACTACGCGGCGCATTGCGGAAGCGACGGAATCTGGATTTCCCTCGGCAACGACCCCGCCATCAACGGAATCTTCGAGAATGACTTCGGAGAGCTTCAGGAGCTCGTCGTCTCGATGGTGATGGAGAACTTCGGTTTTTTCGTAAGTGGAAGGCTCCTCGACAAATTGGCGGAAGTTCGGAAGGAAACGGACTCAGACTAGTAAACAGGTCTACGCCAAGCCACAATCTCGATCCAATAGTGGCTCAAGTCCTCCAGTCGGGGAAGGCCACCCTGCGCGAACTGCGCGAGTGCTACTCGCTGGAGGATTTGTACAACATCTGGGAAGTCTTCTATACCGACAGGTACAATCACTGGGTTGCGGCGGAACGCGCAAGACGAGAGAGAGAGATGAGGAAGTAGCAAATGGGAACCTATGTAAGCGACAGCCTTTCCAGTGAGGACAAGAAGAACCTCAACGCAATCAAGAATCTCGCACAGAGTCTTTTCGGCGTTTCACTGAAGGAGGCGAGACAGCTCGTCGATGCGTTCGAAAACGACTTCCTAGCCGTCTCGGGTGTTTCGTTCAACAAGCGCTTCACTGAGGTCTTCAAGAAGATCGCCATTGGAACGAAGCTAGTTCCGCACGGATTCGAGGATAAGTTCTCGTTCGACAAAAACAAAAAAATCACCAAAATTCTCCCCACGATGCCCGAGTGGGTAAAGAACAGGAATCTGACGCACACATTCAGAATGTTTGCAAGCAAGGCACTCGGCGGAAGAAAAGGCCTTGCCGAATTCTACGGTAGATCCTTGGAGGGAATCGACGAGCCCGACTGGATGGACTACGGACACGTGGACGAAGCCTCTCCGACCGAGAGGGCCGAACAGGTGTTCGACAGGACTGTCAAGCACGATTTCAAGGGCAAGCCGAAGAGCGCAAGGGAAAGCGCAAGCGTGCTTCTTGCGGACGACTTCGTTCCATACGGGGAGTCTATGTCTTTCAAGGAACGGGAAGACTATCAGGACGCCATAGGGGCGGAGCTTGAAGAAAGAGACAGGCACAAGCGTGTAATGTCCCACCTTCATTGGAAGAACAAGAGGGAAGACATCATCAACAGAAGGAAGGAGGCCGCTCAAGACGAAGCGCTCCGCAAGATGCTTCTGAAGAAGCTCCCTCGGTTCTTCAAGGACTCCAAGATAAGCACGGAGCAGTTGAAGAAGACTGCGGAAGGCTTCAAGGCGATCCACAACATCCCGTTCCTCGGCAAGTTCATCGGCAAGAATCCGATTACGGATGGAGCCGCAATCGCAGGAAGCGTCATCGGAATCATCAAGGGCGTCTCCAATACCGTCGCCTCCGCGAACGAACAGGCGGTCGGCTGGAGCAACATGAAGAACTTCGTCGGAAGCGTAGACCCTCGCTTCCAGAAGGCCGCATACCTTGCGGGGATGAAAGACCCGAATCAGATCGCGAAGGCGTACGGCGACATCGTGTCCCGATATGGCGGAATGGAGGCGTTCATCTCGCTGGCTGGCACGCTCGGCGGAATGAAGGGCGGGCTTCAGAAGGTGAAGGTGATGGAAGCCCTCGGGTTCGATCCTTCTATGGCGGCGTTGCTTGACATCTATTCGGGCAGAGGCGGAGGCCTTGTCGACGAGGTGCGCAGGAAGAACGCCAAGCGCAACATGGTTCGTGTCAACAAGACGCTCGGAATCAGGTCTGGAACGGGTGTATGGGAGAAGCTCGGGTCTTTGATCACCGACCCCGAATATTCCTCGATGTACGACGAGACGGAAGCGTTCGGGGAGTTCGTCGGCGGAGCGAGAAGGGCCGCGGAATCCCTCAAGGCATACGAGGCGTCTGGCAAGACGACGATGTACGAAAGGTCTAGCACGACGCTCAACATCAACGGGAACATCATTGCGAACGATCCGCAGGAGCTCCTCGAAGGAATCAGGGAGCGTGTCGCGGCGAACGACGTGACGGTGTTCGAGAACTTTGACAGCGCAAACGGAAGGAAGTTCGCGTAATGGGACGGACTGCTCTATACTCTAGGAACGACTTCACCGAAGAGGTGACGGGGTTCAAGGTCTTCAAGGTGTCCAACGAACCGTCGTCCCGAATCATCGGCGCTCCAGTCGAGAACGGAATGGTGGTATTCGACAACAAGGTCATCGACCCTGCGAGGGTTGTCGTGTCTGGCCAGATCTGCATCGTCGAGGACTTCGGAGGCAACAGGTTCGGAGATTCCATGAAGGCGCGTTCCGAAATCATAAGGATGTTCAATTCGCGTCAGGTCGGCTCGTCTGCTGGCAACACAGACAAGCTGTTCTCGGTCAGCGACGGCGACGAGTGCTTCGACAACCTCATGCTTGAGAGCTACAAGAAGACGAGGGAGGCGACGAAGTACGACCTCGCGGAGTACGAGCTCGTCTTCAAGAAGGTGATGTTCGTGCAGAAGTACAACGCAGGGCTTGTCGGAGAACACTCCGACATTCGCAACAACGGCTATCAGAAGGGGGTGTCGGCGTGACGAAGTACGAACTTTCCAAGGATGCAAACCAGTCCTTCGACACTTCGGTGAACGGACGCTCGTTCTCGTTCGTGTTCCACTCGTTCAGAGGGATGACGTATGTCGACGCATACGTAGACGGGGAGCCGAAGGAGATGGGTTCGCCAGCCATTCCGAACAGAAGCATCTTCGGTGGAGCGGTCAACAACGCCGCTGGCGGAGAGTTCCTGTTCGTGTGCAGGACTGACGACTATCCGTACTACGAGAACTTCGACGAGCTCAACTGCTTCTTCGCATTCAAGCCTTACTAAGCGATGGAACTCAACTACTTCAACAGAACCGGCTACGTCTCGATAGAGAACGACAGGGGCGAGTGGGTGAACTTCGGAGGCAACTCCGACGCGCTGGACTTCAAGTTCAGCGGAGAGAAGATCGGACGCGTGTACACTTGGTTCAACGTGTCCATCCTCGGCCTGTCCTCCGACACCATCAACGCGCTTACGGTGTGGAATCCTGCCAAGTCCATCAATAGGAAGCGCCGCATCAGGGTGTTCGCGGGCTACGAAGGAGACGGTCGCACGAATCCAATCTTCGAAGGCATTGTCTTCGAGGCGATGCCGACCAACCCTCCCGAGATGTGGATGAACTTCAAGTGCCTGCATTTCGACGACATCGGGGACGAGAAGCGTTCCATCGAGTTCAGAAGGATGCGTAGGAACGAGATCATCGCCGAGCTTGCCAAGCCGTTCGGCCTCAAGACGAGCTGGGAGGATAAGAACATCTCGGGCGACGACACGGGTAAGTTCATCGAGGAGAGCTTCTCGTTCAGCGGCTCCTACATGGCCGCAATCGACTACTTCTCCGAACGGTTCAGAGTCAGATGCTTCGAGGAGAACGGCATCCTCAGAGTCGTCGGGATGCGCCCTTGGCTGTCGCAACCTCCAGAAGACGCCGTCGTCGTGGACACGGGGCACGGGATGCTCGGCCTCGGCAATGTTACGATTGCAGGCGCGAAGATTCGCAAGAGGCTCGACGACACGGCCCCCATGATGGGATGGGTGTACCTCAAGTCGTCCATCATTCCGAAGGCTAACGGATACTACTGCGTTATCAAGAAGAAGCACGTCGGGCACTTCCGTGGAAACGAATGGGAGACGGAGCTCGAGTGCATCAGACAGGGGGCCAGCGTATGAACGACAGACTTCCTCAGTACGGAAGGTGCACGGGCGGACAGACTGACTTCTACAAGACGCTGTTCCGCCTTGTAGACCTGTCCAAGGAGCGCGTAGTCCCTGCAATCGTCGAGTCCGTCGACGGGGAGACGGGCCTTGCAACAGTCCGTCCTCTTGTGATGACGAGCTACGACACCAAGGAAGGCGTGAAAAACGAGCCTAGGAGCGCGTGCGAGGTTCCAGTGCTACAGATGGGGCAGGGAGGCTACTCGCTCTATACGCCCCTTTTTAGGGGCGATACGGGCTACCTTGTCGCTGGCGACAGAAACGCGGCTACTGCGGTGTCCAAGAACTCCAGCCGAATCGTCGAGCCGCAGGGCGAGGAATACTCTCCAAACGAAGGCCCGCAACCCGTAGACGACGCAAGGCTTCTCTGCTTCGAGAACGGATTCTTCATCCCCTGCTCTTGGGCTAACCCTATCGGAACTGTTGACGAAGGATTCGTGTTCAAGCATACGGGCAGGGACGGGGACGACTTCGTCTTCAACCTCAAGGATGGTAACCTATCGGTTACGGCGAAGAGGTACGAGGTTTACGGCGAGGCGGACTTCTACGACGACTGCCATTTCCACAAGAGCCTATCTGTTGACGAAGACCTCTCCGTAGGTAATAACGCGAAAGTGGGCAACATTCTTACGGTAAAGAACGATGTCGACATCGGTTCGGAAGACCACGCGCATCTCAGGGAGATGACGCTCGTCACCGGCTACAGCAATGAGATGGAGGCGTTCACGACTTGGAAGGGCAAGGTGGTCGCGTCCGACGGAGGGGACGGAGAGCCCATCCCGTTCTCTGGAGGCGGCGGAGAGCCCACGGAGGGGCCGAAGTTCCACTTCAAGCCGACGCTGTCTGGGAATGTTCTCACTGTCGGAAGGGGCGTTGTGAACGTAGGAGGGTTCACCTACCAGCACGCGCAGTCGACGCAGATCAACATTCCTTCAACTGGTCTTGCCGTCGTGTGCGCGAAGGTGAACATCGAAATCGGAGCGTCCGACCGAACAGTTGAGATAGAGTATTATGACAGTTACGAAACACTTACGGCGAATCAGGCTGACTACCTGTACTACATCTTCCCGCTGTACGAGTTCAACGGCGGAGTGATGACTATCGACTACAGGCCGATGCCGAACGCTGGATGCTGGGAGTGACGATGGAGCAGTTCTTCAACTATCCCATAGATTCCAGCGGAGAGCTTGCGCTGTTCTGCCTAGAGACGACGAACATCGACACCCTTCGAATGACCGAAGAGTCGAGGCGTGCATTCATCGCAACGGCTGAAGCTGTCGCAGAGAGGGCTACGATTCCGACGCTCTCCGCAAAGAACATCGGAACCCGCGTGGCGAACTACTCCTTGCTTAGTTCCATAAGCATGGACAGGACTACTGGTCTGATGTGGACTTGCCCCGAAATTTTCCACAATGCCTTGAAAAGGCAGTACATCGGATTCGACTGCGCGGAGGCGTTCGCAAGCGCCGAGGTGTTCAGAGAAACCGCAATCGGCGCGTTCAACCTCTTCTTTTCTGAGGAGACGTACAAGCTCGAACATTTCGAGGACATCGACGGAAGCTCCATAGACCTGTCCGTGACGATAAAGCCGTTCTCCATCGGCTTCATCGAGGAGATGAACAACCCTGTATTCACAAGGCTGTCCGACAGGGGACAGCATCCCGTCATCTCTAGGAACGACGACTTCGTCCTCAAGGTGTACACTGGTCTGAGCGAGGCCAAGTGGTCTGGCACTACTGTCTCCAGCCTCGGAAAGGAAGGCTATGCTTGGTACGACGGGTTCGAGACCGATGCGACGAGATGGCTGAAGGGCGACATCGTCGGGGCGTTCAACTCGATCCTTGCCGAGCCTCCGGCTATAACGGACAACCCCAACCTGTCCGTGGTAGACGACTACTGCGACTCTTGGAGTGTCGGCAACAGACCCGATTTCTCGGACGACATTGCATCCACCGACTGCATGATGCGGTTGTTTAGAAATTGCATAAGTGTAAATTTCTGGTCTGTTGGAGATTATTCCAACAGATATGCTGGGCCTCTTCGCGACCGTCCGTTCTCGGCCAGACGGCCTGCGTTCGCAATGGCGGTCGTCCAGAGGATGCTGTACGACATCAGAAACTCAGTTTGCAGAATGGCGTATCGGTATCTGTTCGTCAGACGGAGGAAGGTCAAGACGCAGTCCTACAAAGTTACGTTCGACGGAACCGAGTTCAAGATCGTGAAGAACGGGTCGGAGTCGGAGAGCGACTACTCGAACGACAAGTCGTACTATCTCGACGAGGAGCTTTCGACGACGGGAACTGAGGGGCCGTCCATCGCGATGAGATGGGTTGCCACCATCGCCGCCCCTTGGACGGTGACTCTGAGCGACGAAAGCGCGTGGAAGACTCGCGCAAAGCTCGACGAACTTAGCGCAGGCGAGTTCGGGATGGCAAACGACGCATTCGTCAGCACGCGATTCGTAACATCTGGAATGGCGACTTCCACACTCCTCGACGGATGGAATGCGGGTGACGAGTTCAGCGCGGAGTCCAGCGCCTCCCTAACCTATGTCGACTCGATGGAAGGAGCGTATGCGCAGAACGAATACCCAGCTTCCGGCTCCATCGCCGCAGGGTATGTGGGACGAATGTCGATGACCTTCTTCGAGCGCATCTACGACGAGATTACAGACAATGCAGGAGAAGAAGGCGCATACCACTTCGTCGCCGCGACATCAAGGGTCAAGGAGTTTGGCGTGTCCAACGCTTGGAAGTCGATGGCAGAGGACAGGGGTAGGGCGATTCTTGAAGCCAACGGTCACAAGGGCATGGAGCTGAAGGTTCCAGAGAACAAGGACTCTGTCGGCAGGGAGGAGATCGAGGAAGCGTACGGTCTTGTCGAGAACATCGAGCTTGTATACAAGATTGGAAGCTCTCTCGAATATCCCACTCCTTCGGGTGATACGGTATACGCTCCGTATGCGATACGAATCCATCTCAAGGGAGGCGGAACAAGGATCGAACAGATTTCGTATTCGTACGGATTCGTGGGAAGCATCTCGGAGATCGTCTACACGGCGATCCTCTCGCTGTTCAAAGACGAGTTCGTAAGGCTCAAGCAGACCCACTGGCATTCGGAAGCAATCGGTTGCATCCAGTGGAACTGGAAGACGTTCTAGACTAATTGACATTGGGTCTCGGTTTATAGTATAATTCAACCAATCAAGGAAAAAGAAAATGGCAGACTTCGGAAATCTATTCGACTACAACACTGCAAACGGAATCGTCATTCCGCAGACTTCCGATGTCCTCAAGAAGGTGCAGGACGCCTTCATTGAAATCTTCGGAGACGGCTTCTCGACCGATCCGACGACTCCGAACGGCGTCCTCATCTCGGCCATCGCGATGATGTTCACGGACATCTGCAAGATCAACGCGCAGAACGCCAACGGGATGAACGTGTCGCAGGCAACGGGCAACTGGCTCGACGCACTCGGCAAGAACGTCGGCATCCTCCGCTTCGAAGGCGAGACCGACGAGGCTTACAGGACGCGAATCATCGGCTCGTCCTCCAGCGGAATGGGGTTTGCGGACTCCATCCGAAACGAAGTCGGCAGGATCAAAGGTGTGAAGTCGGTCGTCGTGCTCGACAACGGGATGCAAGACCCGTCCGTGCTTCCCGTGGACAGGAACGGCAATGCAGAACCGCATTCGATCTCCGTTCCCGCGCATTCCATCTTCGTCTGCGTCAGAGGAGGCGTCGACAAAGCCGTCGCACTCGCCATTGCGCACAAGAAGAGCCTCGGTTGCGGCTATACGGAGACCACGGAGTACGGAACCCCCGTCGTCGTGGACTACCAGCCCTACGATCAGGAGACGACAACGCCCTATAGAGCGGTGTTCTACCGTCCTTCTCGCAGATATGTCGGCGTTTCCGTCAAGGTAAGCACCGTCGGGTACACCGGTTCGGACATCGTGGCCGATGCGAAAGCCTGCATCGCCAAGATTCTCGACGACAACGAGACGAACGCCACCGTCACCAAGGAAAAGGTGCTGTCGGCGCTTGCAGTGAACGCTGGAATCGTCGGCAAGACGGTGGTTTTCAGCGTCGGCGACACGGAATCGGGCAAGATTCCGCTCGAAGAGGGTGCTCCGCTCGTAATTCTTCCCTATAAATACATCTCAACTGGCGAAACTGCCGAAGAAAAGGCGCAGTTCCTCGCCGACAACGTCGAGGTAGTGGTCGAATGACGAACGCAGACGCCAGCAATTCCGCAGAAAGGGACTTGAAGTCCGTCATTCTATGGCAGTACGACCAGTCCGAGCATCTCGTAGGCATCGTCGAGATGCTTCAGGAGTTCTTCCGTGCGTCCACGGAGGGACTCTGGGACAAGCTGTCCTCCGAATCCTCGATTGTCGCGTACAACGGAAACGAAGAGGTGACTCCCGAGGAGATTAGCGACTTTGCGTTGTCCGTATTTGGCAAAAAATTCGGTTTCGACCGCCCTTCTCTCAATTACGGAACTGCCGTTTCGCCCGATATGAGACCGATGAGCTCGGAGCTCTACCGCAGAATCCTTGTCGCAAGGATGAGACTGCTTAGAAGCAACGCCTCCATAGACGCATATCTCGCGTTCCTCAAGTACATCTTCTGGGAGAACGTCGACATCACCACGACGGAGGACATGGGAATCGGCTTGCACTGGTGGGAGGACGCGGACGACACCAAGCCAGACATCCTAGAGATGAAGCTGGCGTTCGAGCAGTGCATCGACGGCATCATGATCTATCCCACGGGCGTCAAGTCGAGCGTTCCGTCCGACTCCGCAGTGTTCGGATTCGACGGACAGTCGCCCGTCTCCGAGGCAGACCCTGCAATCGGAGGTCTCAACAACAGTTCGTTCGACTGGAGAAGGCAGTCTTAAAAGGAGTTCCATCAAATGAAGTCTACGGAAACAGTTTCCCGAATCGCGTTCCCCAGCCCCTTCGCAAAGGAGCTTCAGACGCTCTCCATCAAGGACGACGACGACTCCCTCGTCAACTTCAAGCAGGGATTCCCGTCGACCTACTCCTCTCCGTCGTCCAACAACGGACGGTATGTGAAGCGCGAGGACATCAACTCCCTCGGCAAGGTTGCCACAACCGACCTGTTCTACCACAAGTGCGGCGGCGTGAACTCGTTCGACAAGGACTTCTGCGCGAAGATCGGAGGCTATCCCTTCGGCGCAGTCCTAGACCTCGTCGTCGGCAACACCTTCAACAAGGTGGTGTCGCTCGTAGACGACAACGACTTCGACTATGTGGAAGGAGGCGTCGACGGAGTTCACTGGGCGTTGCTCAACACGCCTGCTATGGATGTCGCGCCGGGCTTCACACAGTTCAAGATCAGCAAGCCGTCGGCGATGTTCAACGTTCCTGCGGCTAACTCCTATGCAGTCCTCGCGGGAACCTTCACTTCGCAGAGAAGCGGCGTATTCGTCGGCTCGTACGAAGGCCGTCTCGACCTCAACATGGACATCGGCACGGCAAGCTCCAGAGGTCTAGGCATCATCGTCTGCGACATGACGGGGAAGACGAGCGTGCCGAACGTTCCGACCTTCGCGACGCTCTCGACCGACACGAACTGGACGCTCGTCTACAGCACGGGTCTCGTCGCTGGCATCAGCTCTTCCCAGTCGTTCTACGGTCAGGTAAAGACCGTCAATACGACCGCAGGGACGAAGTATGCAATCGCCTACTTCCTCTACGCGAACTATGTCACTTCCGGCGGGTACGCCCCCGACTCGGTCGACATCGAATCCATCAACCTCTACATCTCCTAACAGATGACAAGGACTTTCGGACAGAACGGGGCGAACGACATCGTCCTCGACGCCAACGGGCAGATTTCCGTGGTGTCGGGGAAGAACGCGTACATCCTAATAATCGCCGACACGGTTAGGACTCTCAAGGGTGAGCCCGTGTTCGCGACAGACGCTGGCGTCGACTACTTCAACACGGTGTTCCAGTCCGCGTCCAGAATCAACATCTGGAAGCACCACGTCATCGAAGCTGTGTCGAAGCTTCCGTTCGTCCTTTCGGTCGTGTCACTCGAAGCAAGCTGGTCTGTGGCGTCGAAGACAATGGACTATACCCTTGTCGTAGAGACGGACGAGGGTTCGCTAACTGTTTCCAACTAAGGAGCGACAATGCACAACATGGACAGAGAAGGATACATCGAGGTGTTCAGGGGCGACGACTCCGACGCGCTCGGGTATCAGACCATCACGGCCACCATCCAGACGGAGGTCGACCTTTCGGGATGCTCCGCGCACTTCGTGTTCCTCGACTTCGAACAGGTGTTCACGGAGATTCCCGAAGACAAGCGCCTTACCATCGTCATCCCCGCGTCTCAGAGCAGGAAGTTCCCCGTCGGCATCCAGTTCGCCACGGTGTACATCGTCGACAACGAGGGCAAGAAGCGCACGTTCAGCACGAACGTTCCAGTCATCGTAAAGAACAGGACGGAGTGCCTTGTCGGTCAGGAGCCAGTCAAGATCGTCTTCAACCCGCTTCCGCAACTCATGACGGGCAAGGTGTTCGACATGGAGTGCAACGACTGGACTTTCAGACAGAAGCTCGCCCTCCTTTGGAAGGCGCTTGGCGGAACCGTCGAGAACGAGGAGTAAGAAATGACCAAGATCGCAAAGACCGTCGTAGCCGCGATTCTCTTCGCGTGCGCTGGTTGCGTCGTCGTGTTCGCAGAGGACGCAAACGCCCCTGCCGTGATGAAGCACAGGTTCATGGAGCCTTCGATGTACATCTCCACTAACGTGTGGGAGACAATCAAGGGAAAGGCACAGCCGAAGCTTACCGCTGGCGAGAACATCACCATCAGCGAGGACAACGTAATCTCCGCAACGGGCGGCGGAGGCTCCGACATCGACTATGCGGAGGTTACCAATATCTCCGTGTTTGTCACGGCAAGAGACGCCGTCAAGAAGGCTACGAACGAGCGCGTGCAGGCGATGACGCTCGACGGAGGCGCTTTCATCGGCGACTCCGAAGGTCACATCGTCGTGCAGTCCTACGCGCACCAGAACTACTTCGGAAGCTCCTCTGACGACCTGTACCTCTACGGCAAGCACATCTACCTCGGGGCGGCGCACAGGACTCTGGACGACTTCGTCGAGGCGCAGAACGGAAGCGCGGAGAATCTGACGCTCAAGGGCGAGACGATATTCGCAAGCTCGTTCGTGGAAGGCGAGAACGGAGGCATCTCTTACAAGGTCGGAGACGTCGAAGGCAATTGGTGCGACTGGTACTTCGGCACGGCAGGGTTCTGGGCGGGTGCGTGCCGCTTCCGCAAGCCCGCGGACGGAGTGACCGAGACGCTTGCGTTCCTGTCGGACATCCCAGAAACGGCTGGCATCGACATCACAGTGCTGACTGTGACGAATACGGAAGACAGGATTTCGTTCCCATCTCCAGACGCGAAGAGCATCGTTGGGCGTGCAAACCTCATCTCCACCGACACAAAGATGATGGTAACCAATTCGTTACTCACCATCATCAAGAACGGTATCGTGCTGTGGCAGGAAGAGGACGACGGTTACTACATGTTCGACAAGATGACGAACCTGAACCACTCCGTCGTGACCATCACTTCAGACTTCGAGCACTCGTCGTGGGACACCGTCATTCCTAATGCCGAAGAAGGCGAACTGCGCGACTGGATCGTGACGATCTTCGCGAGCGAGGAGACAAGTTCGACGCTGTCGTTCGGGAAGTTCGAAGAGCAGGGTTACGCGCTCTGGGCAAGCGACGGCGTGCTCGACGCGGAAGACCCCAGCATCTCGACTGTCGAACAGGGCAAGGCGGCGATGTTCTACTTCACGGAAATCAAGGCGGGTCTTTTCGTGGTCGGCAAGGCGAACCTGTCCAACGCCATCACGCCCGCGCCCGCGTCGGAGGTGCAGTGATGAAGTTCGTAAAGAAGGTTCTGCTTTCGGCGATCGTGCTCCTCTCCGCGTTTGCGGAGGGGAAGCTCAAGCCGTACGACTACGAGGTTGAGTGGCTTGAGAGCGACGGAAATTCATATATAGCGACAGGTTACTCCATCGCAAAAGGCCCATTTGGAATTGACGCGACATTTTCGTCCACCAAGACCAGAGGAACTGTCATTGCCGCCAATAAGTCGTCTGCATACCTAATGGCAGGTATAAAATTCACTGCCGGATCTAGGGAATGGATAACAGTGGCGTGGAACGGCGGGCAGAACTCTGATTCGTATGTCGCGTCATACGCCAACAAAACAAGGGTGTACATTGGCGAGGACGGTAGATATGACGTAAACGATGGGGCATTCAGCGGAACACTGACACAGGCAGGGACTGTTTCATGCAACAGCCAAATCTGCCTATTCGCAACATCGTTCACATCGATTACTCCAACCGCGAGCGGCACTAGAATATACTCTGCACACATTTTTAGGAGTGGCGACTTCGACTTAGACTTCATCCCCGTCGTCAAGTCGAACGAAGGGATGATGTACGACAAGGTCAGCGGCAAGCTCTTCCGCAACGCAGGCACAGGCTCGTTCATCGTCGGCCCGCGCAAGGCGGACTCTGCGGTCGAGATTGCGCTCGGAGAAATGGAGGTTCGGGAATGACACGACGCGAATTCATGGCCTCCTCCTCCGCGTTCCTCGCGGCGCACGCGCTCGGCAAGGGCGTGGACACGAAGGAGGTTGCTGTAGGGTGCGAGATCGAGCCGTGGTGGAATCCATATCCTACCGACGGCCTTGTTGCGATGTATGATGCGATTTGGAACGTCGGCCTGTACCAGCATTCCAATAGCACCCTCACACTGAAAGACCTGTCTGGAAATGGATATGACCTCACGGTGATCAAGGACGGTACTCGTCGCATCTGGGAGCCAAACTATTTTCAGGTGTCGCTTTCAGGAACAGGCTCCGACAATCAGTGCATGTTCTACCTTGATGACGAGGCCCGTTCTCAGGAGCTTACAAGCAGAATTGCTTCTGTGCAGGTGTCGTTTTACGACTTACAGAGTGGCGCACATTTGTATGCGAGTACGTCAATCTATAGAAATGCCCATAACGCAACAAAAGGATTCGCGGGAGGAAACGCGCAATGGATTGCAAGCGGAGGCGCATTCTCTGGAACGTGGACAGTGAACTACAGTCCTAAGTCTCTCGCATACGGCGATATGAATGCAGAAGTATGGCACAACGCGGAACGCGCCACAATCTCAAAGCTCTATGCAACACAGAAATACGAATGTACAAAATTCTCAGTTGGTGGCGCATACGGATATGATTACAACGTTTCGTACTCCAAGTTCAGATTCTTGCGAATCTACGACAGGTGGCTGACCGACGAAGAAGCCCGTTGGATATACGCCGTCGACAAGGCACGCTTCAACCTCACGTAAGAAAGGAACCGCAATGAAACGCATCATCACCCTCATCCTTCTCCTCGCCTCCCTCTCCTCCATCGCGAACCGCAACTACTGCCGCGTCTGCGAAGATGGCAAGTCCATCATTCAAGCCCCCGACTGGCTCACCGTCCACTACTCGGTCACCAACGTCGCGTGGCGCGCCGAGTACGCGGAGCTTCCCGCCGACCGCGAACCGACCGAGGAGAAGCTGAAGCCAGTCCGCGAGTGGGCCGAGACGAACATCGTCGAGAAGACGCGAATCACCTTTGCGCCGAAGGACGCGGAATATCTCGCCGAAGGCTGGTATCGCAAGCGCATCCAGCCTCCCGCTCCGCCCGAAGGCAAGGTACTGAAGGACACGCGATACGCGGTGGACGGCAAGTATGCAGTCGCAGTCTACACCTACGAGGACGCGCCTGCGCCGGTTCCCGCTCCCATCCGCTACTCGAAGAAGAAGTTCGACCTCGCCCTTGCGAAGCGCGGGATGTACGCGCAGTTCGCCGCGTGGGCCGAGTCGGTGGAGGCCGTGCAGGGAAGCGGGTTGACGGTCGCGAAGCTCCTCTCCGACTCGACTTGGATGCAGTCGGACGACGCGGAGTTCCTCGCCGTAAAGGCAGTCGCCGAGCAGAAGTTCGGCAAGGAGACGCTGGACGCGGTGCTCAAGGAAAGCGAGGACTCGGAATGGTGACGCGAAGGAATGTCATCGGCGGAATCGCCGGAATCATCGCGGCGCAGAGTGCTCCCGTTTTCGCACTAGCGGGGGCCGCTAGTGCGACTTCGCCGCGAGCGCGGTCGCTTATCACGGCGCGCGGGATGACGATGGGTGGCGGAGACGGCGGATTGGTCGAGCTGGATTACATAACGATTACGGGGACGCTTAATCTCACGACTGGAGTGTGGCTGATGGGTTCGTCATCTCTACTTAGAGGAGATATGACTTTCCGCTTCCCCAGGCCGGATGGCGTGTTGCGAGGGTTCGGGATGTGGGGGTCGGCTGTAAAGTCAACTTCTGGCTGTTCCGGATTCAACGAGCGCACGAGCACAAATTTCTATCTTCAGTGGCGTAGTGAATTTGCATACACTACGTGCATTACTGACTTTGACCGTGTCAACAGCTTTTCGTTTGACTTATCTCGAATGACTTGCTCATTCAACGGAGCCGATTCCGTGCTGGCAAACCCCCCTGGCTACTACCACGAGATATCGTTCGGGGCCGGTCGAAAAATGTACGCGAACGGTGCGTCAATAGGCAGATTGTCGCTGACGGACGGGACGAACACTTTCAGCGTCACGCCAGTCCTGTCGGGCGGCTTACCATACTACCTCGACAACATCAGTGGACGACTAATTGGAGTGGGAGATTTCGCAGGGGAGGGCGAGTTGATTGCAGGCCCCCAAAAAACGAAGTAGTTCAGGGGCAGTAGTGCGTTTTTACAAACGAGAAATCGGTTGCGCGGAGGCGCGTCTGTGTGGTATAATCATTCCGTCTTAAAGCGGGTGCTCTCCGCCAGCCGAACGGTTTGATTCAGTGCCTTCCCCCACGGGTGTGGGAGATAGGCTGGCGGAGGGATTTTTAACCAAACGACTGGACATTCATGGACAAGGAAGACTTCATCAGGCTCTTCGGGCTTCTGAGCGACATCAAGGCGGACGTCGCGGTGATCAAGTCCGAGCGCAAGGTGGACGAGAAGCGCGTCGAGGACTTCGACAAGAGGCTCCGAAGCGTCGAGAGCATCATGCACCAGATGTTCGGCGCGAAGGCGGTGATGTGCGTCGTCTGCTCGGCAATAGGAGCCGTGATGATCGTCCTCATCCAGTGGGTTCTGCAGAGGTGGTTCAACTGATGGAAGACCTTGACTTCGACTTCATTGCGAGGCTTCCGCTCGTAGCCCTTCCCAAGGACAGAAACGGCAAGGCGGAGGTGATGGAGGACTGGACGGTCGACGTCGCAGGATGGACTGTCTTCGTCCCAAAGGGCTTCAAGACCGACGGAGCCAGCATTCCGAGGTTCCTGTGGCGAGTCTGCGGACATCCCTACGAAGCACCCCGCGTGTTCGCCGCCATCGTGCACGACGGCCTGTACGGCAACGAGAAGTGGAGCCCGTCTGGCATGACTCGCGCCGAAGCCGACAGGGTCTACAGGGAGCTCCTGATCAAGCTCGGTGTGTCCAAGACTGCGGCATACGTCGAATACTCCGCTCTCCGCCTGTTCGGAGCGTCCCACTGGACGAAGAGATGACTTGCCCGTCCCTTCCGAGAGGGAGACACACCAAGCGGATTTTCCTCAACCTTTCATCCCTTGGCAAGGTCGAACTTCAAAACCAACCCAACCGCGAGTGCGGAACCTCGGGAAGGGACGGGGAAACACTTTGCAAAGGGTTAGCAAAGGGTTAGATAACTCTTATAGACATAGACACAGACAAGGATAAAGACAATGAAGAAGACAATGGCGTTAGTCGTAGCCGCCTCGCTGGCAGTCCTCGGCGGATGCACGACCAGCATCACGGCGACCAAGAATCCCGAGCAGGCGCTCCCTGTCTACGACGTCAAGGACGGCGTGCCGTTCATCAGCGAATACATCGTCCTGAGCGGAGGCTGGAAGGCCACGGCAAGCTCCCCGCTGTGGGCGGAGGAGGAGCTCAGAGGGCTCTCCATCGGCGTCCACACCAACGGCACGGTGACCCTGTCCCTCGCGGACTACTCGCGCGACCTCTCCACGAACGCCGTCGTAATCACGGAGAAGCTGGTCGACGGAGCGGTCGAGCTCACGGCGAAGGTGGCCGCCGCCATCGTCACCTCGGGCGGGAGCACCGCCGCGTCCGCCGCCACGACCGCCATCAACAAGCTCGTCGCAAGGTTCATCGCGGGAGGCGGCAACCCCGACAACGCCAAGATCGAGTGCAAGGACGGCTCCTGCACCATCACCGACGGCAACTATTCGTGCACGGACGGTTCGTGCTATCCCACGATGTAGGAAAAGTACACCGCGGAAAGGACGGTTTGTTAGCAAGGAGCCACAAGCCTCTTAGCAAGAAAACCTGCCAAGCTCCATTCTTACCTGTCATATGACAGGTAAGAATATCAACAAGAAAGAGAACAATCTAAAAGAACCCCCGGCGCAATACGACGCCCACCCCCTCCGAAGTTTCCAGTACCCTTTCTCCGGCAGGGGGCGCAACAGGGGAGGTTCCCATCCGCGCGGCCTAACACAACGCGCGGATGTTCTTTTTTACCGCTTGCATCCTCCGTCCGTCTGTGCTATACTACCTCCCAGCCAATCACAGCACGTCATCAGTCCGGTCACTCCTCTACGGTCGGCAAGCGGACATTACAAAGGGCGTCCGCCACGAAGGAAGGCATCCGCGAAGGCCCTCCTCCCGTGAACGCCGAAATGCGGTTTTTACTGTTTTCCCCGCACAAGGCCAACCTCGCGGAACAGCCCCCTTCGGCACGCCACGCCGCAAGGGGGTTTTCTTTTTTTTCACAACCCACCCCGTACCACCCTTCCCAGCGGTCGTACACCCCCGATTTTCCCGACACCGCCTAAAACGCCCCTAGGAGCGCTCCGCACGCTCCACCCCTACAACCACACCCCAGACGCGTCCGAACGCTTCTACGGGCGTTCTACGGGGCTTCTGGCGCATTCTGCAACTGGATGTTCGGAAACGAGGATGTACGAAAGGAGGTTTCGCTGTGTTGTCAATACGGGGAAGTTGGTGTAGACAAAGAGAGGTTGACTGGGGGAGGGTGGCGTATGCCCTATTGTCCAGAATTTTTCCGAAAGCGGGCGCTTACGATACGCGATCCAAAACTTAGACTTGACTAACAACGCTAGTCTATGTTAAACGCGTACACGCAAGCTCAACTGTTAGCCGTGTCTAACAACACTATATAGAATATAAGGATGCGCGCGCAAGGGGAACACGGCGCGAAAATTTTTTTTTCCCGCGTTGACACGCACGGCGAAATATGATACTATATTGCCGTCCTTCGGGGGCGAGGGCGTTGTTCTTTGATATATCGTGATACACAACCGGGCGCCACATAGATACCGCCGCGTGAAAGCTTGCCCGTTATAACGGGGTTGCTATCATCATAGCCCTAACAAGCTGCAACGCGAACGCAAAGAAAGAGTTGAGTGGCACCGGGTTGCACGATATAAAATTGAAAGCTAGACGCTTGTTGCTGTCCTTATCCGTTGCTCCGAAGTTAGGCGCGGCGGATATCAACAGCAACAACAGACAGACAGAAAGAAGGATTCAAATGAAAAAAGCGGTTAAATTGGTTGTTGTCTCCACGGGCAACGGAACGAAGCTCACGAATGAACTTAACGGGTTTTGCTTCGCTCTCGTTGACGGCAACGCGGGTTTTTCGCCCGTTGCAATGAATAGTACATTCATTGCCGCTCTGTTGGAAGATAACAAGTTTGTTCGTTCGCGCGAGCTGAAAGCGGGCGCATCCCTCGCGGCCGTCGTCCGTTGCGCAATGCTTTTGAACGAATGCAAGGTGAAGGAGGGGATTATGAACGACAATGATTATTCGCTTTCCCCTTCTCTCGCCCTGCTCATCAAGAACACTGCGGGCGAACGGAACGCGACGAACGAACAGGCGGAAGAAGTGAACGCACGCAAGCGCGATTTGCGCAAGGCGGAGAACGGAATCATCTCTGCCACGCGTGCTCTTGCCGTCAATATCGGTGACAAGGTGACTATCAGCGGGAAGAGTGCTAATCCCACATTTGGCGATTGTGTCAACTTCCTCGTTGAGCACTTCTATACCGAAGTTGGGGAAGAATCGGGTAGCCTGAGCGTGACACCCATTCTTGACGAATTGGGACGCACGCGTGCGGGTGTCGCCGATTTGGTTCACTCGTTCGCCAGCCTGTTCGCCACCTATAACAACTCGTTGGAAGACCTGAAAGACGCCCAATGCGATTTGAAGGTGGCAAAAGCAGAAGAAGAAAGCGCGTGTCGTGCATTCTTCCGTATCGCCAAAACCTTGAGTGCAGAAGTTAGCGCCGCCCGCACGCGCCATAACAAGGCGCTTGCCCTTGCGGAAGACTGCAAGGAACGCGAAACAATCATCAAGGCGGCGGAGGCTGAGTTGAAAGAGGCGGTGGCGCGCCTTGAATCGTTCAAGGCGGGAGAATACTCTGGCAAGTGACAGGTGTCTAGCAGGGGACGGCAACGGGGGATTGTTCTTCCGTTGCCGTTCTTGTTCTGTCCCGCCGTTGGCAAGCGCTAGGCGGCGGGGCGAACAAGAGGCGGTTTAACCGCCCCTTGCTAACAAGTGTCTAGCTATGCGGCGTATCATTCTATACGCCTTCGGCAGTTGCATATAGAAGTAACTGCGACAGTAGTGACGCACAATGGGCGCGGATCCGCCGCAGGGCGGATAGTACCATTGTGCGGAAATCGGGATAACGCGGATCGGGACGGCTAACGGCGCCGGGCATGCACCCGTCTAGATAATCCCGCCCTGAAGGTTTCGCACGCCTTCGGGGTGTATCGCCTAAACGCATGAGCTCTAGGGGGGGCCTAGCAAGCCCTCTGGAGCGCTTCGGCCTTCCCGCGTGTGTGAAGCACGCAGGGCCTATGGAACGCGCTCTCGGTAGCGTTTTAGCCGCATTATGGACAGCCCTTGTCAAAACCTGTCCCTTGAGGTGGTTTGACCCCTTCCCTTGTAAACTCTACCCTATATGATGACATATATATGGGAGTAGTATGTATGTATGTATATTATATATATATATATTACTCTATGTCTATGTCTATAAGTGTTAGGTAACACTTGTCTAAGGGTATGGGTAAGGGTATGGGTAACTGTTTAAAGGGGTGGTGTGGAGGGGGTTGTCGGTGCGGGTGGCGTGAATGGAGGGTGTTGTTCTGTGTGGTTCTGCGTGGTGATGTGCGATGGGGTATGATGGGTCGGGGCTTGAAGGATTGTCGGATCGGGCGGTGCTTGGGCGGAAGGGGTTGTTGAACCTTGTCCGCTCGGGTGGAGTCCGTAACGGCGGCGGAGAGAGTGCGCGGGTGGAGCCCGTGCGCGTGCGTGCCGAAACGCTCTCGCGCGCCGTGTCGGGGGATTGTCCCTAGGCATGGTTGCGTCTAACTGCGGCGCGTCTTGGCTTCCCTTGTCGGCGGGTGTCGGGAAGGGGTTTGTTTAACGAACAGAATACAGGAAACAAGGAGGATTCCTATGAGCAAAACCATCAGAAAGCACGGCGGGGGCTGTGGCATGCCGTGGCGCGAGATGTATGCGCCGACGGCGCTTGAGAGGGACATGGACTGGAAGGCGGACGGCATGGACATTGTCCATGACCGCAGTTGGAAGCACTGTGGCAACAGTATCGAGACCGTTTGTGATCCGAAGGCGAAGCGGTTGTTGAAGCGGCTGGCCAGCAAGGCCCGCCGCAAGGTGGCCAAGGTCACGGACGAAGACGGAAACACGAAAGTGTTCGCCGTTCTTGGCAACAAGTCTCGTCTTGTCGCATTCTCAGATGGAGAATGCGTGTCCGTGTCGGCGAATGAGTTCAAGGAGGCGATGAACAATTCGGACTTCTTCGAATTCTACTACAACTTGCTGAACTACATGCTTTCGTGCATCGCCGAGAGGGTTGCAGAAGGAAAAGTCAAGTCAATGCTGGTGGTGTGACATGACGGCGATCTACTGCAAACCGGACGGGAGCCCGATCTGCTCACGCGCGATGGACGCGAACGAGTTCGCCGAGAAGTTCATTCTCGCCTGCAACGGAAGCGAACTCGGAGCGCTCCGTCTTGTCTCCGTAATTGGCGACACTTGGTTCGTCGCCCATTTCGAAAGGGACAAGCGCTTTGTCGAGTTTCTTGGCAGAAGAATCGCCACCTTCGGCATGGCGTCGCATACGATGACACTTGACTTCGGGATGGTGAAGTCAATTGACGATAGCCCGACGAAGATAAGCCTAGCCTTCGTCCTGCTGAAGAGCTTGGCCGATCCGAAGAATCTCAAGGGCAACATCTTCGGAATACTGATGAGCTAACAGTTTGTAAACAGTTGCCGAACAGTTTGGCAACTGTTAAAGACAGAGACAAAGAAACAGAAAGGGAAAAGAACATGACTATCTACCTGATCATTACGGTCAGCGACGACGCGGACGTGAATGTTGTTGCTTATGGCGACGAAATTGCGGCGTTCAATGCCGCCTGCGAGATCGCGTGCCGTTGCAACGACATCGTCGACCTTGACCTGTTCCGCTCAATGGCGGAATCTGAATACGGGATGATGATGGTGGCGGACGACGATGACGGGCACATGTCCGTCAGTACGATCGACATGTACATCCGAAAGGTTGACATCAAAACCGAGTTCGCAAAGACGGATGTTGACGCCACTTTCGGCGAAGGCGAGGAGGAATAAGATGAGCGACGCGTACGACAAGATTGGTTTTTGGTCAATGGTCATCCTTTGGAGTGCACTGTGGCTTGGAGCCGCGGTTCTTGGGTGAGGTGCAACCATGAAGACGATAGTCATAGAGTGCGACGACCTGCTCGAGCCGGTCGTCAGGGGGATGCTCGCCCAAGTCGGGGAAGGAGTTAGCATCGTGGAGAATCCCGTTGCTAACAACGGTGGCGGGCGCAAGGTCAGTGGAAGACCTTATGCCCGGACGGGCAGAAAGGTGAAAGAGATGTTCCACCAGTTCTATGAGTGGAAAGACCACGACGGGCGGGACAATTTCACTGTGCTGTTGAGCTACAGCGCAATTGAGACCCGTTGCCTTGTAAAGGCGCTTGGGTTCAAGTGGATTCCCGACCACAAGGCTTGGGAACTTCACAAAGTTCCGAGTGGTGCTAGAGAAGAAGTGAGAGAGAAGCTTTTGGCGGCGGGTGTCGCCGAACTTAACAAACAGTAAAACAGAAGGAGAAGAAGATAATGACAATGAGTGAGGCGCAGTCCTTGTTCGGCAAGGGCTCTTACACGGAGGCAATGGATGCCCTCCGAGATGAAGCCCGTAGGAACGGGTGGGAGGAAGTGCAAGTGCTCAACGCGGGCACTATGCAGTTAATGATCCTTGCAACGAAGACTCCGGACGGCTCTCCGTCTGGAAGTATGTCTTCGACGCATTCCGCAAGCGCAGTGGCCGTCAGCGGCCATAGCAATGGCGTGACGGGAAGTGGCGGTCATTGCAACGGCGTGGGCGACGAGGGCGATGGTGAAGGAGACGTAGGTGGCAGTGGCGATGGCGAGGGTGGAACACAATCGCAGTCCCAATCCCAATCTCAATCCCAGTCCCAGTCGCAGTCGCAAGGTGAGGGCGGCGATGAGGATGGCGAAGGAGGACAGTCCCAAGGCGGAGACGGCGATGAAAATGAGTATGGTGAAGGCGATGACGAAAGTCAATCGCAGTCACAATCCCAAGACGATGGCGAAGGGAATGGCGAAGAGCAGTCCCAGCAACCACAGGACGGCAAGCGCAAACGCAATACGCCTTCGTGGAAGTCGATTGCCGAGCAAGAACGGCAGAAGACCGAGGAACTCCGTCAGAAGATGAAGGAGGATATGGCCAAGGCGAAAGAGGAATTCAGCAAGCGCCTTGAAGAGGAACAAGCCAAGAATTCCGAACCGTCTTCCGCCGAAGAGGCCGAGAAGAAGGCGGAGGAGTTGTTCAAGAAGGCCCAGCAGATGCGCGACGAAGCGCGTCGCAAGGCCGAGGAAGAAGCCAAGGCGAAGGCCAAGGCAAAGGCAGGGATGTTCCACAAGCTTACCAACGAGGTATTGCGAAGAAGCAAGAGACTGCATAATGAAGGCGCGGTGGTATATCTCGAAGGCCCTGCGGGGTCGGGCAAGACGACCTTGGCGATGGACTTGTGTCGTCGCCTGTTTGGCTACGAGACCCGCGAGGAGGTGCTGGCAGGCGATAGGTTTGCGTTTATCAGCTTGACCGCTGATACGCTCACCTCCAACATCATCGGCGGTGAAGATGTAAACAGGATATACCATGAGTCAAACATCGTAAGGGTGTTTCGCGAAGGTGGTGTCATTCTGTTTGACGAGGTGGACGCGGCAGACGCGAACATCCTCGCTGGTCTGAATGCGATGGTGGCCAACAAGGCCATCCAGACGCCCAATGGCATCGTCACGAAGAGCCCGGACACCCATATTATTTGGGCTGGCAATACGTTGGGAACTGGCGCTAACAGTATGTACACTGCTCGGACGCGTCTTGACGCCGCGACCCTCGACCGAGGGAAGATGGGCACGATACATGTAGACTACGACTCCGATATGGAGCGGTCTATGTGTGTGTCCAGCGGTCTTCCTCCTGCCGAGGTAGAGTGGGTCACGAATGTTACTGCGGCCATCCGCAAGGCCATTGCCGACAACAACTGGAAGGTGTTGTGCTCGACGCGCTTCGTCCAGCAGTCGTGCGCTCTGCTGGCCGAAACGGGTGATGAAGAATCACCCGCATACACCCATGACGAGATTCTCGAAATCTTTGCCATCGGGCTCAACGACGATCAGAAGCGTCGCCTCAATGAAGCACTTCGCTATCTGTAATCGGACGAGGGCAACTCTTTACAAAGGGTTGCCCAATCCCTTAAAGACAGAGACAAGGATACAGACAATGATACACTATTGTTTTGACAGCTCCATCGAGGAGTTAATGAAGGGTGGTTCCGAACCACCGAAGAAGTGGCATTCCAAGTGTCACGAAAGGGAGTGGAATCATCTCACGGGATATCGTGGCTACACCCCGAACGTCATTGAAGAATGGCATGGCTCCCACAAGCAGGATGCCAACGAGCTGACTCGAAACATGGACAGCATGATGCTGTCCAACGAGTTGTACAAGAACAAGTTTGCTTTCACAAGGAAGCAGACAATCGGCACGATGGTAGACATCGACCGTTATCTCGCTGGCGACGAGCGGTGCTGGTTTACGATGAAGCGCAAGCCGAAGAAGGTGCGCGCCGTGAAGGTTTATGCGCCCATCGGAGGATTGGGAGATGTGGACAAGCACGAAATGCTTGTCTGCGGCGCTCTTGCGTCCGCAGTGACTGAAATCTTGGAGGCGCAGGGCATCGCGGTAGAACTGTGGTGTGGATGCGCCTACAAGGACTGCTGGAAAGCAGAAGCAGATTACTGCGTTAATCTGATAAAGATAAAGGATTCGTCAGAGTATTCCGATCTTGGAATGATTGCGTACGTATGTGGTAACGAGTTGGTGTACCGCAATATCGTATGGAAAAGGAGGATCGCATTTGCAGACGAGCTCTCGGGGCAGGGCATCAATGTTACGTACAACCCCGACGAGTATCGGTCGTACTCGTTGAACAAGGACTTGATGATGCCGGAACCTGAAGGAGTGGAAAGCATCATCGTTCCGAGAATCTACGACATCAAGGAAGCCGCTGAATGGCTCAAGAAGAACATAGAGGGTGGAGAAAATGAGTGAGTACAACATTGCGTGGTGTTGCGTCAGACATGAGATGACGAGAGAACAGGTTCGGGAAGTCCGCAAAGTCCTTCGGATGAAGGATGACGACATCCTCCACATCCACCACGACGACAAGCCGTGGTCTGAGACGGACGATGCGGACGGCGACAACATCGCCAATCTGAACCACTGGCTTGAACTGTCACACTACGACGCCGTGTTCGGTATCTTCCCGATGTCGTCCATCACATCCATGATTGATGCTGGCGACTACTACGACGACGAGCACGAAGGGATGTGCAAGGTGTACGTTCCCATCAGCAAGACGGTTGAGACGTATGACGCAAGTGGCAAACGGCGAAAGGAGCTTCGGTTCCTGCGGTGGCACTGTCTAAACAGACAGGCTTACGAATGAGAGGAGGACTGAAATGGACACTGTTGAAACCCGTGCGTATCTTGAATTGAAGATCAAGCAGAAGGCAACGCACATCGAGAGGGAACGGAAGAGGCTTGAGATGTTGAAGAGATTGTACGCCGAATGCGGAGGGAGGAACCAATGATATTCATGATCGACGAGGAGATGCTTGAGGATGAAGACATCCTCTTCATCACAAGCGCTCCGTTGGACGAGTCCTTCAAGGAGGGGACTGTCTGTGTGGCTGGAGAGATGAAAAGCAAAAGGAGGAAAGACGATGACAGTGCTAGAGATTAGTTCGATGCACTCTGTCCAGCAGATGGGCAGGGATGTAGGCGAGGTCAAGGCTCAACTCCAAAGGGTTATCGAACTCTTGGAGGAGATTGCACGCAACACTTCAAGCGAGGAGGGTTCCAATGATTAACCCTTGGGACTGGCAAGATTCGTCCTTCTCGGTCATACCCTGCAAGGACAGATTGGATTGGTTGAAGCATCGCCGCAACTACATCGGAGCATCCGATGCGGCGGCAGTGCTCGGTCTCTCTCCGTGGATGTCGAACACGCAGTTGTTCGACGAGAAGACAAGCAAGGAGCCTCCCGTAGAATCCGAACCGAATGCGGATGTACTTCGCGGCATTCGTAGCGAAGGGCATATCCGCGAGCTCTACGCAATCGAGAGCGGTGACGAGGTCATCGACGGAGCAGGCATGTTGCTTGTAAGCAACGAGTACCAGTGGATGTCTGCTACGCTCGACGGCATCTGCCGGAACTCGAAGGGCGAGAACTACATCCTTGAGATCAAGTCCTCAAGGTACAACGGCAAGTGGTCGGACGGAAGCAGACTGCCCGACAACTACTTCGTCCAAGTCCTTCATCAGCTTGCGGTTACGAAGTGGCCGAAGGCAGTGCTGAAGGCAAGGTTGCTGTGTGCGAACGGAAACGTAATCGAGCGCACATACACGATGGAGCGCAAGGACTTCATCGTCCAGATCGAGAATCTGGCAATGGTGGAGAAGAAGTTTTGGGATGCAGTCAAGTCGGGCGTTCGTCCGAACACGATGCTTCCCGAGTTGTAATGAACAAACAGTAAAAAGAATCACATCCCGTGTTGACTTATCACACGGGATGTGGTATAGTACAACACGAAAAGGAAAGCACCGATGGAAATCAAACTTAACTACGAGCCGTCGCAGTACAGGCTCGACGAGCTGACCTTCAACTTCGAGGAGCTCAAGGCAGGGCTGGAGTCCAGCCTTCGAAGCTACGAAGATGTCAGCGTTGATGCGATGTCCCTCAAGTCCGCAAAGGAAGACAGGGCGCGAATCAACAAGATGGCGAAGGCGCTCAAGGACAAGAAGAAGGAGATCAAGGAACTCCTTCTTGAGCCGATGGAGTCCTTCGGCAAGAACATCGACGAGCTTGTCAAGATGTGCGACGAGGTGTCGTCCCGTCTCGACAAGGACATCAAGATTGTAGAGCAGTTGATCAAGGACGGCAAGAGGAACGCCCTGATCGAGATGGGAATGACAATCCTTCCCGCGAAATACAGGGTGTCTGAATACGAGAATCTCATCAAGATTTACGTGGACGGGCATCCTAGCCTGCTCAACGTGACGACGACGGACTCGACGCGCCGCTCCGCGATGGAGGCGGAGGTGAAGCGCATCACGGATTGCGCCGAGTTCATCCACAGTACGTACTCTGGCGAACCGCAGTTCTTTAATGTCATCAACAATGCGTTCTTCGAGACGGGCGACATGGCGAAGGCCCTCGAAACCCTCAACGACTTCAAGAAGAAGCTCGAGCAGTCGGTTCCGTCTATCGATACAAACGAGGACAAGTACGAGGTCACCCTTGCGTGCAAGGGAACCATTAACCAGCTGAGATTCCTCAAGGAACTGCTGAAGTCGAACGGGATCGAGTACGTCCAGCTCGGCAAGATGTGCAAGGTTGAAGTAAAGTAAACAACAAGAAAGGAAAACTGAAATGGGTAACGAAGTGGCAACGACCGCAAAGACTGCGGTGGCTAAGAAGCAGAAGACCGTGGCAGACATCTTCACGTCTGACAAGTTCAAGGTGGCGCTCACCGAGATTCTCCCCAAGGGGATGGATGTTGCAAGGTTCATCGCAATCGGCAACCAGCAGGTTCGCCGCAATCCTGCGGTGATGAACTGCACGCCGATCTCGGTGTACAACTGCATGATGCAGTCGGCGAGATTGGGAGTCTTCCCCGACGGACGCAACGCGTATCTCATCCCTTATGGTAACGAGTGTACGTTGCAGTTCGACTACAAGGGATGGGTCGACCTCCTCATCCGCAACGGCATCGTCACCAAGGTCTACGCGGATGTCATCTGCGAGAACGATGACTACGAGTTCGACATGGGTGAACTCAAGCACCACCACATCCGTCTCGGCAGTCGCGGCAAGATCGTCGGCGCGTATGCAATCGCGTACCTTCCCGACGGGAATCGTCAGACGGAAATCATCGAGGTGGACGAGATCGAGGAAATCCGCTCCAAGTCCCGCAATGCAAATCGCGGCCCGTGGGTAGACTTCTATCGTGAGATGTGCAAGAAGGTTGTCTTCAAGCGCCTCACCAAGTGGTTGAAGGTGACGCCCGACATCCTCGACGCGATGGAGAACGACAACAAGGAGTTTGATTTTGGCAAGTCCGTGGTGTCCGCGTCCGTCCAGCAGAGCGCCGTCAAGCCTGCGAATCCCTCCGCTCCCACGAACCGCATCGCCGCGCTCGAACCCGAAGAGGACGACGAGCCCGTGACCGTTGAAGCCGAGGTCGTCGAACCTCCCAAGGCGGAGCCTGCCAAGAAGGAGGACGCTCCCAAGGCGAAGAAGCAGAAGAAGGCCGAGGAGCCTGCTCCTGCCAAGGACGAGGACAAGAAGGAGCCTCTCGCATCCGACCCCGAAGACCTTCCCTTCGAGTAAGGATGGAGTTGCCCGGCATCCAGTGGCAGGGTGTCGGGCAACTGTTCACGAACAGTTAAAGACAAAGACAGAGACAAGGACAATGACATGGCTAGAAGACTGTACGATAGCGGGCTGATACAGCAGAGATGGTACATAGAGCTCAAGCCAAAGCACAAGGCTCTGTACATCCATCTGCTCTGCTGTTGCGACAACGCAGGGGTGTTCGAGGTGAATCCGATAATGATGTCGGCGTTCATCGGCGAACAGATAACGGAGGCCGACATCTACAACGCGTTCGGCAACAGGGTGTACAAGCTGAGTGAAAGCAAGGGCATCCTTTCGGACTTCGTATACTTCCAATGCGGAGGAGAGATCAAGGAGGGATGCCGTCCGCACGACGCAATCGTCAAGCGTCTAGGCGAGGTCGGACTTACCGTGGACGAGCTCAAGACAATCTGCACGCACGACTTGAAGTACACGACAATGTCGTCTAGGGCGCGGACGGCGGAACCTTCCGTTGCAGAACCAGTCGCTCCCGTTGCGGTCGTTCAGAAGCCCAAGCCTAGAACGGAGACGTTCAACCAGATGTTCTCGGTGTTCTGGTCTGCGTATCCCCGCAAGGACGGCAAGGCTACTTCGCTTGCAAAGTTCAGCGTCATCATGCGCGACACCAAGGAGGAAGAGCGCGAGGCGTTGCTGGACAGGATGCTCAATGCGGTGTGCAGGCAGAGGGCGTCCGAGCAGTGGAGCAAGGACGGGGGTAGGTTCATCCCGATGCCCGCGACTTGGCTCAACCAAAGGAGATGGGAGGACGAAGGCGTTTCGATTGAAGAAGAGCGGAAGCAGTCTGCGATTCCTTCGGCGAAGGTGTCGTCCATCCTCGGCAACGTCAATCTTTCATAAGGAGAATCTAAAATGGAATGGTTTAAAGTATTCAAGGGAGCGCCGAGGTACATCGGCGACTCGAGATACATCGGCGAGATCGTCCTGTTCTTCCACGCCGACACGGTGTCGGAGGTCAAGCAGAGGGTCGATGAAAGCATCGGCGTGTCCGAATGGCTCGACCAGAGGGTGTTCAAGGGCAAGGACGGAGAGGACTACCACATCCTTCCCGTCTACGACAAGACGATGAAGAAGAACGAAAAGGAAGAGTACGACTACAGGAAGAAGTACGAGGACGAGGTCGCGGCTAGGCAGGCGCAGTCCGGACAGAACGGAGGCGGAGAATGAAGGAGCTAGGCAAGCTGTTCGCAATCAACCCCGAAGCGTACAGGTCGGAGCTGATGAAGGACGCGGCGAAGAAGTACAAGGAGGTGTTCTCCCCGTTCAACGAGAGGCAGATGCTGGTCATCAACCAGTGCCTGTTCTTCTTCAACAACGCGGGGGATGCGTACACTTCTTGGTACGCGAACTACCTCTGCGACGAGGAGCGCATCAAGTTCGCCAACGCGTCCGCAGTGAGATGTCTCGTCCACTACGGAAACATCGTCCACCTCCTCAGAAAGAACGACGCGAAGAAGTTCGCCGATGTTGCCGTGTGCGAAGGGGCTATCGACAAGACGAGCGAGATGCTTGTTGCGAGAGGGTGGCACGGGATGCCCGCCCCGTACGACAGGGAGGGCGTGCGGCACTACAAGACCGCGCACGGGATAGTCGAAGACATGAAGCAGTTTATCAATGCGCGCGGCAGTATGCTTGCCGCCGCCGAAGAGGAAAGGAGCAACAAGAGATGAGACCATACAAGAGGAAGGGCAAGGGTAGCCTGTCCGACCTTCAGTACCAGCAGAGACTGAAGAATGGATTCAAGGCAGACCCTAGGTACAGCGGAGAGTGGACTTCGCTACGAATCCGCACCGAACACAGGGACGAGATCAAGAAGAAGTTCAAGTCCCTCAAGTCGGCAATCGAGTTCCTGCTTACGGCAAGCATCCCGTAAGCTTGTAAAAACAGAAAAGAAAGCAAGAGAAAGGCAAAGCAAAATGAACAGCAACGACATCAAGAACATCAACGACGGTAGCAAGATACTCAGCGAACTGTACAAGGGTGTCATCGACTCCTTCCGTCAGGGCGAGGAAGCCTACTGGAACAAGAACAAGAAGCGCACCGACGTCTCCAAGGAGGAGTTCGAGAAGATGGAGGATATGCACAAGTCAACCCTCATCATCTGCGACCGCCTGCAGGAGGTCGTCGACCGTAGCATGACGCGGATGGAATACTCCTCCATCCTCATGCTTGCGAAGATCGGTCTCTCGAACTTCGCGAAGCTTCCCCGCGAGGCGTTCAGCAACGACTTCAACGACATGCTCGACGTCGCCCGCAAGGCAGTCGACAAGCACTCTGAAATCTGCGAACGCATCGTCAAGGAGGAGTACCTCAAGTTCAAGGCAAACTCCAACAAGGACGACGAGAAGAAGGGCGAAGGCAAGAAGGGCGAGTGATGGCGAGGAAGGGAGGCAACCCAACCCCGTTGCTTGTTCGGGTGTGCGAGGAGGAGCGTCTCAAGACGCTGGGCCTCAACGAGGCCGAGGACTCCCCGCTACCCGAATGGGCGATAAGGGTGATAATGCTCAAGGGCGTCAGCAAGCGCAACAAGTCTGCGCTGATGCTTGCGCACAACAGAAGGATTCTTTCGTACAAGGCACAACAGGCAAAGTAAAAGGAGAAACACAAATGGCATTCCACAAGTTCGAGTTCAGCGGTTTCGTCGAGAAGGTCGGCGAAGAGGACAAGTACGGACGCGAGGTCATCCTTCGCGACGCGAAAGACCCTGCGGCGGACAAGAACCCGCAGTTCATCACGTTCAAGCTGTCGGCTAAGAACGTCGGTCTCTTCGATGGGATCGGCAAGGACTCCGAGGTGAAGGTCGAGTTCTACCTCAACGGAGTGATGGGCGTGAGTCAGAAGACCAACCGTCCGTACAACATCAACAAGCTCAACATCTCCAAGGTCGAGGTGGTGAACCTTGTCAAGGAAGAGGAGGAGCCTGCCGAAGAAGACGGCGAAGAGGAGGCCTCCGAACCCGAGAACAGCGACATCCCTTTCTGAGAAACGGAGGCGAGGAGATGATTGAAATCAAGCATGAAACGCTTGCCGAGATCGTGCTTCCCGTCGATCCTGCGTCGCTTACAACGGCGCAGGAGAAGGGGGTGCGAATCGTGAAGACGAAGAGTGGCAAGATGATTCCGACGTTCTTCAAGAAGAAGCGTGCCGTCGAGAACGAGCGGCTCCTCACGAAGGCGTTGCGTCCGTTCGCGCCGAAGTCCCCGTATTCATGCGAAGGCTGGTTCGAAGGACTTGGACTTTCCATCACGTACTTCTTTCCCTACACCTCGTCGACTCCGAAGAAGATCATCGGAGCATGCAACGGCGAAGTGTGCATTCCCATGACGCAACGACCCGACGTGGACAACATCAGCAAGGCGGTGATCGATGTCATGACGAAGTGCGGATTCTTCGTTGACGACTCCCAGATTTCTGGGCTTGTGTTGAGGAAGTACCGTGCGGTGAATCCGTGCATCATGATCTCTATCGTAAAGCAGACTGCGGAGGACAAGTAAGATGACACCCAACGAATACCAAGAGAAGGCTCACTCGTTCGCAACTGGCGGAGGGGATACGCTTGTGTACTCGATTCTAGGACTCTTCGAGGAATCGGGGGAACTGCTCGAGAAGACATGCCTGTCTCTCGACCCGTACGCATCGAACATGATCGAATGTTGTCGGGCTTTCGGAATCAATGCCAAGCATATCCGCAAGAACTGGAACGAGATTGACGATGATATGAAGATGGCATTCAAAAGCGTCAAGGCGGAGGAAGGAGCTATCGCAGAGCTCGGTGACATCCTATGGATGATCGCGAACATCGCGCACCACCTCGGCGTCAAGCTCGAGGATGTGATGAAGATGAACATCGAGAAGCTCGAGGAGCGCGTCAAGACCGGAACCATCATCGGCAACGGAGACACGGTTGAAGAGCGTCTTGCCAACGCTGGCAAATGACAGGCAAATGACAGGCAAATGAAAACAGGCAAATGAAAACAGGAGTAAATCAATGAACGTGACATTCGTAGATGTAATCTGCATCGTGTCTTCAATGCTGTGCTTGGGATGCGCAGTGTTCATGCTTGGACGCGAATGGGAGCGGACGACGATATTCCGCAATCTCAGCAACAAGGGATACATCATCATCAAGCTTCCGTTCGGGATTGACGAAGGCAACGACGAGTCCGACGAAGAAGAAGAGGAGAAGGAAAATGAAAACGCTTGAAGAACTTGGCATCTCGCCGTGGCCGTGGCACCTGTTTGGAGAGCATATGGTATGCTACAAGAACGGCACGTGTGTATGTGATGACGAAGGAAACTTCCATACTTCTCCAGACGCGCGCCTCATCGCCGCCGCGCCGGAACTCTATGAATGCCTGCGCGAGGCGACAGAGAACTGGAAAAGGCGTTGTATTGTCCATAATTACAACGGCACTTGCAAAAACTGCAAGAGCGACTGCATAGCAAAGAAGTGGCGCGCCGCCCTTGCGAAGGCGGCGGGAGAGGAGACGAAGAAATGACCAAGATCACGATCATCATCGAAGAGCAGAAAGACGGAGACCTTCGGATAGAGACGACCGAAGAAGGAGTCAAGTCAACCCTTAACGAACGCGCGGTGGAAAGAGCCCTTTCGAGCATAGTCGGCAGTTCGATCCAATACTCACTCCACAACGCAAAGGAGGGTGAAGATGCAAACAAGTAATCCTTGTGCGGTCTGCCGAAACTGCACCGAGTGGCCGGGCGGATGCTACGACTGCGTAGTGACCGACCGCAAGCGACGCGAGGAAGACTACCGAGAGACGATTGCGGACGCGGAAAGGGACGAGCAATGAGCGAAAGCACTTGCAACCAGTTTGGAGCGAAGGAATGAAAAACACAAGAGTAACATTCGTGGGCTCCGAAGAGAAGACGTGGCTCACTCCGCCGGAGCTGATCAAGAGCCTTGGCGAGTTCGACACCGACCCGTGCGTTCCCGACGATATGCCGTGGCGCACGGCGAAGAGGATGATTACGAAGACGGAAGACGGACTTGCTTGCGAATGGACTGGGCGTGTGTGGCTCAATCCTCCGTACGGACTTGAGTCTATTCCGTTCCTTCGTAAGATGGCGTCGCACAACGGGGGGGGTGCGCGCTTATTCCGTCGCGCACCGACACGGCGTACTTCCACGACATCATCTGTGCTTCCGCCGACGCGCTCTTCTTCATTCGCGGAAGACTTCGCTTCTTTAACAAAAACCTAGTCCGTGGTGATTCGTCACCGTTCCCGTCTATGCTCGTATCGTATTCGCGCCGCGACACGGACGCAATCATCGCGTCTGGCCTAAATGGAACATTGGCAAGACTGAAATCTGAATAAAGAAAGGAAGACAAAATGAAAAACAACAACACAATCGACGGCCCCAGATACTACATCCTCCCCTGCGGTCGCCAGCTCGAAGACTTCATCCTCATAATGAAGATGAACTTCTTCGTCGGATCCGCCCTCAAGTACGAGTGGCGGGCGGGGAAGAAGGACGGAGAGTCGAGGGACAAGGACTTGCGGAAGAGAGACCACTACTGCAAGATCATTGCGAACATGTACGGAATGAGCATCGAGACCGCAACAGACCTCGTTCGCTCCTACAAGGAGCTTGCCAGCAAGTGGAACGGAAGGGAAGACGAACTCGTCATCAGCAACTTCGGGGATATTCTGACAAGGTAGGAGTCCGAGAAATGAACATCAAAGGGAAAGTCCATTGCTTCTTTGAGCAGAGCGGAACGTTCAAGAATGAATTCATCAAGCTCGGAATCCCTGCGGAGGACTACGACATCCAGAACAACTTTGGCCAGACGGATCATACGGACGATCTGTTTAAGGCGATTGAAGATGCCTACGACGAACGACCGAGCCTGTTTGACAGGATTGGGACGGATGACTTGATCATCGCATTCTTTCCTTGCATCTACTTTTGCGCATTGAGCCAGATGTCGATGTATCTGAATTGCGTGAACTACAGAAAGCTGACCGATGCGGACAAGTTCAAGAAGATTCTCGACAGAAACAGAAACAGGGAATACTTTTTCTCCCTTGCGGTCAAGATGACTGCTGTCTGCGTGACAAGGGGAATCAGAATGATAATGGAGAACCCTTGGAGCGAACAAACGTTTCTGAAGTCGAACTTTCTGAAAGCGCCCGACGTCGTCGACATGGACAGGACTGTTCGCGGAGACGTGTTCAAGAAGCCGACTGCGTACTGGTTCTGGAATTGCCAGCCTGAAAGGTGCATGACGATTCAAATGTCTAAGACAACAAGAACGATCAGGAGCTCTAGGGGGGGGGCAATGGCTGGAATTTGTTCTGAGGAGAGAAGCATGATTACGCCCGACTACGCCAGAAACTTCATCGCCGACTTCGTACTCGGCAAACCAGCCGAAGGGAAACCTCAACAGCAGGAGTTGTTTTAATGAACTTCAAGATCGAAATCGAACAGCTCACGTCTTGGTCTCTTGTCCGTGAATTGGCAAGGGAGACGATGGGGTTTGAGCCGAGCCACGTCCCCATGAATCCGACATCTGCTTGGAAGAGGAAGATTCTGCACTGCGAACACTCTCCGATAAGGGCGATGATATACAAGATTCGGATGGTTGGTATTCCGTACTGGGTGAGCGTACATCTTGTGCGACACAAGTATGGAGTGGAGCACTTCGTGTCCACGCAACGCACGGACAGGACGGGAGAGCAGAGGGATTGCAAGCGTCAGGACACTCCCGTCAACCATACGATGGTCGTCAACGCCGCAGAGCTGATATTCATATCTAGGCGCAGGCTGTGCAACAAGGCTTCCGCCGAGACGCGCGAGGTGTGGAACGCAGTTCGCAAAGAGATGGCGAAGATCGACCCCGAAATGGCTGGCGCGATGGTCGCCGAATGCAAGTACAGGAACATCTGCCCAGAGATGAGACCGTGCGGAATGGCGGGAGGGGCAAGATGACAATCAACTTCGAATACGGTTCGGTGTACAGCGAGGAGCGCAAACCTCTTCGTCTGATGGTCTACCACTCCTACGTGACCGACACCGATGTCGGAGGGCTTCTAGACCAGCGCTACGTCAACAAGTTCGTCGACGGAGTTACTGGCGAAAACTCCAAGTTCGTAAAGGGAAAGCCCGAATACGAAGACTATCAGCCCCTGTTCAAGGTGACGCTCGGCGTCACCAACACCAAAAAACAGTTTGGTGGTACGAGCCAATATGTGGTAGACTATGAACTGCTAGACCCTAGATGCCCGATGGAGGTGAGGAGGTACGGGATGGAGCTGTACCAGTACCTCAAGTCCAAGAAGCGCGAGGCTGAAAGGGAGATCGCGACCAAGAAGGCGGAAAGGAGAAAGGCTAGAGATGAGAAGCGAGGATGAATGGGAGCGCGAGATAGTCGCCGAGCTCGAAGGGTATGCCAAGAGTTCGGAGAAGTATCCCAAGTTCTGCAACGAAATCTTCACGCGCTCTACGATGGCAAGCGTGGAGCGTAGCCTTCCCAACATCAAGAGGGAGCTCCGTCTCGAGAAGATTCGCGAGGATGTCAGGGCCGAGACCGTTCTTAGGATGGAACTGCTGGAGGCGGCGTACGAGCTCGGCAGGGGAAACTACATCGAATGCACGAAGGAACTGCGCTCCTGCATCACCGTCCTCCAGCGGATGGTCGACGAGGTGAAGGAGATGTCCGAGTCAAGGAGGCCGAAATGGGCGAAAGGAAGATGATCGAATACGTCTGCTCCAAGTGCGGAGCGAAGTATTCGACGACGGGACGCCATTCAAGGTTCTGCCCCGAATGCCGCAGGAAGCATCTGAAGGAGTACATGTCGGACTACAACCGACGCACAAGAACCCGTGCTCTTAGCCCGGAAGAAAAGGACAGGAAGAGGGAATCTATGAACGTGGCAAGGGCGTTCAAGCGTGCGAAGGAGCGCGAGGAGAAGAAGCAGGAGTCGGAAGTGTTGCATTCGGCGAACGAGGCAATCGCCCAGTTCTCGATGAAGACTCTTTCGTGCGCGAAGACCAAGCCTAGCTGGTGCTCAGACATCAGATGGCGCATCGAGCTTCGCAGAAGGAAGAACGCATTCTACTACAGGAACTTCGGAGACAGGTGCAAATGAAAGGAGTTGAGAAATGATAGTCGAACTGACAAGACAGGACTTGCTCCAGATCGCCAGAATCGTGGAGCTCTGGAAGCCGACGGCTCCCAACATCTACGAAAGGTGGAAGCAGGACATCGTCGAACTCCTCAGAAAAAGGGCCAACGGCGAATAGTATCCTAACTGTTAGCCAAGTGTTGGCAAACACTTATAGACAAAGACAAAGACATAGACTTATACAAGGACAAGGAAAGAGATGAAGGAACTTCTTGCGAACATCCTTACGGTGACATATCTCTCGAATGACATCCACTACCGTTCGAGGGGCGCGAACTTCTACGGGATGCACCTCTTGGCAGACAGGGTCAAGGACTTCGGCTCCGCCGCAGACGACATCAAGGAGGCGTACTACATGGGCTTCCTCATGATTGACCCTCCGCTCGACACGGAGATCGCGTCCGTTGCAGGAGATGAGTATAACACCATATGCGAATACGGCGATTGCGTGGCTCGTAGGCTCGTCTCAGCCCTTACCCGTACAATCTGCCTAGTCGAGAACGCGAAGCGCGAGGAGGGGCTTCCAGCTGGCGTACACGCGATTCTGGACTCTGTGTCCCAGCACGCGCTTGTTTCTAGGGCGCTTGTAGATCACACCATCGAGTCGAATCCGAACACGGAGGAGTGAAAATGTCCGAAGAAGAAAGCTCCAGCGCGTCCCTCGCGAAGTCCCTTGTCAGGCGCAAGGGACGGATGCCTCCCATATACTACAAGCTGTCGGAGAGGGACGAGCCGTTCATCAGAAGCGAACTGCTCAAGTTCACCCCGCTGTTCATCATCGCGCAGAAGATAGGGTGCAACAGGAACGTCCTTTCGAAGTACATCCGAGCCAACATGCCCGAGGTGTTCTCGGAGATGAAGGAGTCCATGAAGGACTTGGCCGAGTCGAAGCTTCTCGAGAACATCAAAGGAGGCAACGAGAACGCAATCGAATACTTCCTAGACAGGCAGGCTAGGGACAGAGGGTACGGAGAGAAGATCGAAGTTCCCGCGTCCTCGTTGCCAACCATCAACATCGGGCGCATCGAGGTCGTCCAAAAGCAGGAAGTCATCGAGGTCAAGGAGTAGGGATGGGCTCCGTAATCAGCGAGAAGGACTTGTTCGCGCCTGTCTACTACAGGCCGCACAACGACATCTTCGACGAGAAGTACAGGGAATACTGGTTCAGAGGCGGACGAGGCTCCCTGAAGTCGTCGTTCTGTTCGCTGGAGGTGGTTCTCGGAATCATCAACCATCCGAACACCCACGCCTGCGTTCTGAGAAAGACCGCATCCACCTGTCGCGGCTCGGTGTTCAAGCAGATCGAATGGGCCATCAACAAGCTCGGCATACGGAACCTGTGGGAATGCAACCTCACGGAGCTGAAGTGGGTGTACCGACCGACGGGGCAGGAGATCATCTTCAGAGGGTTGGACGACCCCGAAAAGCTGAAGTCCCTCAAGCAACCGTTCGGCTACTACAGATACCTGTGGTTCGAGGAGCTGACCGAGTTCAACTGCATGGAGGAAGTCCGCAACGTGATGCAGACCATCCTTCGCGGCGGACACAAGTTCCAGTGCTTCTTCTCGTACAACCCTCCTCCGTCGGCGTCGTCTTGGGTGAACGTGGAGGCGTCCGTCCCGATGGAGGGGCGTTGCGTCTACGAGTCCAACTACAACGACGTTCCTAGGGAGTGGCTCGGCGAGGAGTTCTTCCAGATCGCGGAAGCTCTCAAGAAGAGCAACCTCAGAGCGTACCTCCACGAATACCTAGGCGTTGTCACGGGTACTGGCGGACAGTTCTTCGACAATGTATATCTTGAAGATTTGAGCGAACAGATACCTCATTTTGACAATTTGAGGTATGGCGTCGACTTCGGCAAGAGAGACCCGAACGTGTTCGTCGCGTGCCATCTCGACTGGGACAGGCGCACGCTCTACATCTTCGACGAGTATTACAAGTCGGGAGAGCGCGTAAGGAAGTTCGCGGAGATAGTCGAGGCAAAGGACACCTTCCCCGAATACGTCACCTGCGACTGCGCGGACACGACGGCGATAGACATCTTCAACGAGTACAACATCAACGTAAGGCCGAGCGAGAAGGGCAAGGGCTCGATCAAGCGAGGACTCGACTGGCTGTTGTCCCTCGACAGGATCGTCATCGACCCGAACCGATGCCCGAACGCTGCGCGGGAGTTCACGCAGTTCGAGTACAAGAAGGACAGGCGCACGGGCAACTGGACGGACGAGCCGAGCGACATCAACAACCACACCATCGACGCGACCCGTTACGCGGTCGAGCAGGACTCCTATCAAGGCGGATTGGGGTCTTGACACATAGTTAAAAAATGTTGTACAATCACGCGCAAAGGACAAGATAAGATGAGCAAATCCAAGGTCGACCAAGTCAAGGAGGCTCGAAAGAGCATCAAGCGCAAGTCCCGCCGCAATGGCGGGATCGGCGATGAACTCATGAACCTCAAGGAAATGCTCGACGTGTTCAACCCCTGCGAAGTCCTCAAGAAGAACTTCCAGCGCACGGTGACATCGGTCAAGTCCACATCGGGGCGCTCCTGCGTCAATGTCGCGATGGACGAAGGAATCAAGCCGAACGGCCCCGACTTCCTTGCGATGAACATCAACCCTCTGATGCCGAACTCCATCGACGAGACCATCCTTCGGCACTACGGACGGCACTTCTTCATCGGCTGGAACGCCTGCTCCCTCCTCGTCCAGCATCCTCTCATGTCCCGCGCCTGCTCCATTCCCGGCGAGGACGCAATCGCTGTCGGCTACGAGGTGAAGCCCAGAGACCGCAAATACTCTAAGCAAAGTGTTCGCGAACTGTTGGACGAGAGCGACGCGATGGAGCTGAACGAATCCCTCCGACAGCTCGACGCGCACAAGAGAATCTTCGGCTCGGCGCTTGCCATCCCCTGCTTCGAGGAAGACATCGACATGAGCAACGCGCTCATCGACCTCGGCATCCTCAAGGGCAAGCACTTCCTCGGCTGGTCTATCGTCGACCCGTACTGGGTCACGCCCATCCTCGACGAGCGCTCTGCGCAAGACCCGACCTACAAGGACTACTTCCGCCCGACTTGGTGGAAGAAGCCCAACGGAGGCGAAATCCACAAGTCTTGGTGCGTCCATCTCGTCAACACGGTGGTTCCCGACATCCTCAAGCCGACCTACTACTACGGAGGCGTCCCGCTTACGCAGATGGCGTACGAACGCCTCTACGCGGCGGACAAGGTCGCCAACGAAGCGCAGATGCTTGCGATGTCCAAGCGCCTTCTCGTCGTCGAATCGAACGTTCAGAAGATGGCGGCGCGTCCAGAGTACGCCAAGAAGGTGATGCAAGACCTCCAGTGGAACCGCGACAACTGGGGCGTCCTCCCCGTTCCGCCCAATACGAAGGTTCAGCAGATCGATACGATGCTGACCGAGTTCAACCAGCTCATCACGACGCAGTACCAGCTCTTCTGCGCAATCGTGCAGATTCCCGCCACCAAGCTGATGATGACGCCGATGACGGGCTTCGCATCCACTGGCAACTACGAATGGAAGGTGTACGCGCAGGGCGAGATGCAGATTCAGGAGAACGAGTTCCGCCCTCTGATGGAGAAGCACTTCCAGATTCTCACCGCGACGAAGGGCAAGCCCGCCAAGTTCGACATCGAGTTCAACGCCATCGACGTTCCCAACCTCGTCGAGCAGGCTACCATCGAGTACAACGAGGCACGCGCCTACATGAACAAGAAGAAGGGCGACGAGGCAGTGCTCCTTGCCAAGGCGGCGGCTGAAAAGAAATCACTTGCGGACGAAGTTGGTTCGTGATAAAATGAAATCAACACGGAGATAAAAAGACACTTATGGCTAAAAAAGTTGATAGCAACGGCTTCTGGGAGTTCGGAGACACGCTCCTTTCCCGCGAAGGTGTCTTCCCGTATCTCGGAAAGCAGATCGACCAGCAGGGCAAGTTCGGCCTCAAGCCGAACCAAGTGTACAACGTATACCGTCCCCGCACGGAAGTCTGCTCCGAGGAGTTCGTCAAGTCCCTTCAGAACCTCCCCCTCGTCAACGACCATACGATGATCGGCGAGGAGTTCACGCCCGCCGAGAAGAAGGGCGTGGAGGGCGTGATGTTCAATGTCCATGTGGACGAGCAGACCAAGAACACCATCAGAGGCTCCATCAAGGTGTTCACCGAGCGCGTCAAGAACCTCATCAAGAACATGGGGAAGCGCGAACTCTCGCTCGGATACGTCTGCGGCTACCGCAGGGAGAACGGAATGTACGACGGAGTCCCCTACGACTTCGTCCAATACGGCTTGAAGGCTAACCATGTAGCCTTGGTTGACAACGCAAGAATGGGTTCGGACTGTCGCGTCATGGATTCTGCGATGTGTTTTGACTCATTGGAGATTACAGAGATGCCTGACGAAGAAAAGAAGTCGTGCGCCGATGCTCTGATCGAACAGCTCAAGAGTTGCTCGGACGAGGATTTGGCGAAGATCAAGGACTTCCTCTCTGCCTCTAAGGAGGAAGAACCCGCCAATGATGCGGAACCTCCGAAGAAGGACGAGGAGAAGAAGGAGGACAAGGAAGAGCCTCCGAAGGACGCCGAGCCTCCGAAGGACGAGGAGCCCGCCAAGGACAAGGCGGACGAAGAGAAGAAGGACAAGGAAAAGAAGGACAAGGAGCCCGCCAAGGACGCCGAACCTCCGAAGTCCCAGTCCTGCGACGAGTCCATCCGCAAGGAGGTTGCCGCCGAATATGGCCGCGCCGTCGCCCTCGCCGAGCGTTGCAAGTCCGCAGGCTTCACCATCAGCATGGACGGTCTCTTCACCGAGAAGGATGTCGCCGTCAAGGTCTGCGCGATGGACGGTGTGAAACTTGATGTTCCCGAAGATGGTGCAATCGCCGCCATCAAGGGCTTTCTCGCGGGTCGCGGGAATCGCGAAGAGAAGTTCGTCGTGACGGACTCTGCTCCCGAAAAGCAGAAGAAGTCCTTCGACTTCCTTTCGGCCTACAAGGGCGAATAACTAACAAGATTGGAGTCTAACAAATGCAGACGAAAATCAATGTCAAGCAGGCGTTCGGTCTTGTGGGTGAAATGTATGACCTCACCCCGTACCGTGTCGACGCCAAACAGGTCGCCGCAGGTGCCACGTTCGGTCACGCGGCTGGTCGCTCCTCCTCGGGTACGTACGCCGACATGGCGTCCGCGACCTACACGACCTTCGCGGGCATCTTCGTCCGTCCGAAGGAAGCCGTCTCCTACGGCGGCACGACGGGTACGGACAAGGCACTCGCCGCCACGATGACCCAGCCCGCTGGCGCTTCGGTGCAGATCTGCTCGATGGGTCGCGTGAACATCCTCTACACGAACGGCACGACTGCCATCGTCGGAGGCACGAAGATTTACGTGAATTCGGCTGGCGCGTTCACGACGACCGCCACGAACAACACGCTCGTCGGCACGGTCGTGGCCGGTGCTCCGGCTGGCGCTTCCGCCAGCGATTCTCAGGTCATCGCCGTTCAGCTCGGCTAACGAGAAAGGAAATCCTAAATGAAGGAACTTACCAAGATCGTTGCGAACTTCTCGCCTGACGAAGTCAAGGCGTTCGCGATGGATTCGTTCGTCAAGGCCCATCCCGAGTGCACG